GTCCATTGCTCTAATGTAAGAGCACTACTGAAATCTATAACGAGGCACGTGTAACCATTAGCCCGCAAATGACTTGCTAGCTGGTGGGCTCCATGCCCCCGTGTCCACTGATACTGATGTGATGTATCTGTTAATAATATGACGTTATAACTCATGCGTATATGATACACGCAGTCGTCATTTTAGTCAACAATCAATACCACTGTTTTAGGTGAGGGTACTTACCGAGATGGCGTGCACGCGCCTCGGCTACGCTAATCATCCAATTACCGATTTTTGTAAACAACGACTTCATAGCATACCTCGTGTTTTTAGATTACGCATTACACGCTCTACATCAGCGTGGTCGACACAATCTTTGAAGTAATTTTCAATCTCGTTTTGGTAGCTCAGCGTAAAGGTCTTCTTTACCCACTCCCAAAATCCATACGCTGGCGTTTCAACTCCGCCAAGAGCTTCTAATTCGTTATGCATGTTTCTACCCATATGTTTTTTGAACAAAATAAAAGCCGAAGGCTTGTGGCCCTCGGCTTAAAGGCTTACTGTTTGGACTCTACCAAAAGTTGTTTCTTGCTAGCTTTTGTTGTGCTAGGTTCCTTGACTTCAATTTTCTTTGGCTTCTTGTGCTCTGGAATAATTCTTTCCAAGAACACTTTCAACATACCATTGATCATTTCAGCATCTTTTACTTCGATTTGATCTTCAAGAGCAAATGTGCGAGTAAAGTTGCGGGCAGCGATTCCTTTGAAAAGGAAATTGTCGTTGCCTTCTTCACTCTCAACATTGCCTTTGATAACCATCTTACCATCAGCAAGTTCGATCTCGATGTCTTGCTTGGCAAAGCCAGCTACAGCCAATTCAACGACGTAAGTATTATCGCCAGTCTTCTTGATGTTGTATGGAGGATAGTTAGGAATGTTTTTGGTTATGTCGTCGTGCATTTTTGCAAGGCGATTGAACTGATCGTCAAAACCAACAAAGAATTTATCAAACTCTTTTGTGAAAGTGGGGAATGTAGTTAAAGTCATGGTAACCTCCTAATTACTTGGTTGCAAAAGCTTTTTTCAAGTCAGCAGAGAAAGCTGCTAGACCAACGGTAGTTGCAAAGTCGTTTACGCTGGAAGCGTACTCGCGAGCAAACTTAGCCTGGGCTTCGACAAAAGAATTGAGGGGTTTTTGAAACTCTGCGTTAGGGACGAAGGTCTTAACGAAAGTTTTTTTGGCGGTCTCGACGGCGTCGATACCATTGTTGATAAATGTCAACATAAGGTTCTCCTTAAATAAGCGAGTTAATTAAATCTTAATCCCGAAGGCATTAAGGGTAGTTTTTACTAGGATACCAGCCTAGTTCCCATCCCTGAGATGGAAGTATTTATAATACCACAACTGGCATAATAAAGTCAACAGCTAAATTATTCCATTAAAACGTAGTCGTTTTTCGAGACTCCGCATTCTGGGCAATTGACTTCGTCTGGCAAACTCAACCAATCAGCTTCAGAAAGTTGGTGGCCACACACTACACAAACATAAATTCTTTCAGACATTACAGTGCTCCTAATTTTTGTTGATATGCTTCAGCATGGCGTTTTTCCACTTTTGCCAAAGCAGCAAATCGTTTCTCAGCCAGCGCTAATACTTTCTTAAACTGCTCCGCATGTTCCTCTGACTCATTGATTTGATCTTGGAATTCCGCAACAGCATGATGCCCTTCTTGAGCAGCTTGCTCCTTAAAAGTAGGGTACATCGTAGTGAATTCGTGCGTCTCACCTTCAATAGCAAGCTCTAAACACTTGCGCGTATCTGGTTTGCCAATCAGCAACTCCAAATGTCCCCACGCGTGCAGGATTTCTTGGTCGGCTGTATGTTCAAAGTGCTTCGCAACCTCTTCAAACCCCTCAGCACGTGCAAGTTTAGCAAAGTACCGATATTTAATATGAGCCATCGACTCACCGGCCAACGCGCTCTCCAAATTTTTAATTGTTACTGACATTTCAACTCCTTTTTTCAATCAGTGGCATTATTATATATTTGCATCAATCGAAAAATCTAATTGATATTTTGAATCATAACAATAGGAGTTCTATGCCAGCTTCCTTAAACATATCTTGCGCTACATCGAAATGATATGCCGCTAAAGTTTCGGTATCATTGCTGTCGTAATTGTGAGTAATTACAGTCGTAATACCACGTTGTATAATCGATTTCGCACACTCATTGCATGGATGCATGGTAGCATATAAGGTAGCGCCTTCTACGCTTGTAAATGCGTTATCTAGCGCATTCCTTTCAGCGTGACATACAAACAATCGTTTAGTGGCACGGTTATGCAGTCTCGAAGAATCATCATCGATTCCACGAGGGAAGCCATTGTATCCCAAACTAAGAACTTGTTTGCGATCATTGACGATTACAGATCCAACTTGCTTAGATGGATCTTTGGACCATTTAGCTACGTGTTGAGCTAATTCGAAAAAACGGGTGTGCCAAGTATTATTCATACCACAATTATAACTTGGACAGCCAGACCAGGTCAACAATAAATACCAACAAAAACAACATGGATCCACTAACCCTCCTTGCACTTGCAAATGGTGCTGTCGCCGCTATTAAGAAAGGTTGCCAATTATACAAAGATGTAAAGGGCGCGGCTGGCGACGTCAAAGAGGTGCTCAAAGACCTGGATCAACAGTTCCGTAAATCGACCGAAGGTAAGAAAGTTACCAAGGAGATGAAGGAGCAATATGAAGCGGAAAGAAACCGCGTCATTGAAATCTCCAAACACGATCCAAACGACATCATAGCAACGATTGGCGATCAATTGGGTGCATTCTTCGATGCATTTGACCAGATCGAGGAATTGTTCTGGGAAGAGGAGAGGAAATCGAAGGAGTTGTATGCTGGCGACGTCTCTCTAAGCAGAAGAGCTTTACAAAGAGTGTTGATTCGCACACGTCTAGAGCAAATGGAAGTTGAGCTACGTGAGCAGATGATTTATCATGTACCAGCTGATCTTAAAGATCTATGGACAAGATTCCAAGCGATGCGCACCGAAATGGAAGCGCAGCAAAAAGTACTTCGTGAAAAGAAAATCAAAGAAGAAGCAATACGTGCAGCAAAACGTAAAAAGCGCCTTGAAACACTTCACATTGAAATAGCAATAGCGTCGGGCATACTCGTTGTTATTATAGTGATCGTTTTAATGTTTACATGGATACACTACGATAAACTAAAAAGATGGCCGGAGCTTGCACAGAAAGGCGAGTATAGGAAGAAGATGGAAGAGTTGCAAAAGCACGATCTAGATAAGATAACACAAGCAATAAAATTCCTCGATGAGGAAAATTATAAAAAGAACAAACAGTTGATTCTTCCTGAGGATAGCAAATGAACAGACGCCCCTTACATTTTATTACCCGCGAAAAGGAGTGGGAGCTCATTCAGAAGCTTCTGACTATAGTGGATAGCAGTGATTTCGATCCTACAACGACGGCTGTTGTAATGGCTTCACCAGACTATTCCGCAACCGTTGCAATGCATCTTGCACATGCGTGGTCTCGACACGGTGAGATGTTACATATTATTCCCGTACAAGTAACGTATCCCGACGAATCGCCAGAACCGTACATTGCTGAAATGAAGATGAAAATACACGAATTCCAGCAATACTCTAAGATCGTGATGATTGAAGCTGGAATTATACGAGGCGGTAACTGGAAATGGATGCTGGAAGTGCTAGATTTATTCGGTTTCGAACGAAACGATGTTACTCTCGTCGCTATGTGCGAGAACATACACTCTAAAGTGAAATCAGATTATGTCGGCGAGTATTATGATGATGATAAAGAAGAACTAATGTTTTATTTTGAGCGTTTCAATAAACACTGGCCAATACGTTAATTCTTCTTACCGATATTATACTTCGCAACAAGCTCCCACTGATCTTTCTCTTTATGCGGAAGCACTTTTATTTGAGATAAGGGCGTCAAAGGAGTTGAGCTCTTTACAGGATCGACTAGTTGTATCAATCCCCACTCATCGAGAAGGCGCGCAATTGTGTTTCTGCGGCCCATATCATCATCTGAAAAATTGGATGGCTTCCCATCTAGCGCAAACAATTCCTTGAAATGCACAATATAGTACTTGCTTTGCTTATGTAAGATGTGGCACGACTGATACAGCTTCATATCTTTTTTGGAAGCCACCCCAATACGGGTCAATGTTTCTCTTACTTTTAAAAAATCATCTTCGTTTACTAGACGCACTTCAATCAACTGGTCTACTACACTCATTATTAACTCCATTTGTTAAAATTGTTCTTATCATGGAAAGTTGTTGTTTTGAGAGTAGTGCAAGGGCTTGTCTAGCTTTTTCATCGTTGAATTGATAATACTGCTTTACAAGGTCTAACTCGTCACTATCTTCCTTCTTTACCCATTTGGCATATCTTTTGCCTGGACGAATACTATTTAGAAGGTAGTGAAATTGGAGTTTTTTATCTAAATGGCTCATTTTATTCGCTTCGTTAGCGTGCATGAGCGTTTCCGGAAAATACGAAAGTGTTTTATTAGCAACGTATGGAACATAAGCTGCTTCCGCAGCCACGTCGTTGTCTGTTCCAGACATTACATCTTTTTTTCCTTTACTGTTGATAGCGTTAATGAAGTCAAACGGAGTCATAGAATCATTCTGAAGAGGCCGACTGTGTCGATTGTTGTGAGAAGGATGTAATTAGCCAGCATACCAAAGGAACGCCGACTATAAGCACACCAAGCGTAAATAGCGCAGCCAGAAATCCAAATGGGGTATAGACCCAAAAGAGGTGGATTGGGGACGGTAATAGCCATAGTGAGACTACAGCCAATAGATATAGCCCAAGCAAGGACCTCAAGACAAAAACGTATTCTATGACTTTTGTAATCACTTTTGATCCAGTCTAGTGTGGGTTTAAAAAAAGTGTCTAACATATCAGGTCGTGATCACACGCTTCCATTTACCATTAACGTTGATGTACAGCTCGCCGTCCGGACCAGGAACCATTTTCACCGACACAGACTTCTCAGTACCTGGTACAAATTGTTTTGTATTGCTGTTAATTGATAGAGAACCAAAGTTTGGTGAAGAAGTAAAATACCCACCGCTACCATTACTCACTATAAACGAACCGTTGGTGCCACTCCAATTAGTTGGAGGTGGAGGAGGTGGAGGAGGTTTGATTTCACCATACGTTGATTGCAATTGCATGTTGGATGGCGACTGCTCTTCAATCATAGCAATAATTTTAGGATCGACCGTAGGAGCACTAACAGGAACAAGAGCCTGTTCCGCCTTCTGCTCTACGACAACTTTAGTAGCAACAGCTCCGCCAACTACAGCTCCGAGCAGTCCAAACCCCTTCAAGAAGCCACGTCTCTCGTTGACATTCATATTATATCTCCTCACCAATGGTGTATTACACCAGCAATAATAAAACAATTCGTTATTAAATAAGACAGTACGATTACTGTTCTGATAGCAGCAATTTTATCTGCATACCGATCGTCGTGATGACCCTTCTGACCGAGAGCCTTGGCCCACATGGACCAAAAATATTTCAAGCGGTAGGATAAAGGGTACTTAGACCTCATACAAGTTCTTCTACTATACCTAAAACTTCAGCAATAATCAAATATATTCCAGCATCTATTACGGTTCCAGATATCAAAGCAACTCCAGCAAATACTCTGAAAGCACTTTTTATAAAACTGATCCGCTGATGCCATTTCGGATCGGGAATGTTATTTTCATCCATCTATTTTTACCTCACTCTCTGTTTCAATCCACACACGCGCTCCGCAACTCAAAGGCTTATGCGGCGAATATACAATTTTACTAGGCCCACTAATCGATACGCTATTAGCATATACATTCGTTTTGTACGTTTTAACCGTCAGCACAGGAACGCCATCGCCGTCAGGACCAGCTTTGCGATTACTACGAATATGTGCTTGATTGACGTGTACTATTGTTTTCATTTGAATTCACACTCAACCATTACTTCAGTTAAGAACGCAACAAGATTAATCTCATGGTCTGCCACAAAAGCGTGTTTGTATTGGTAGTCCGCGATAATCAAAACAAGTTGTGGGATACTGGCTGTCTTCAAAAACTCATGAGCAGTATCATAGAACTTTCTGAACATTGTGACTGAATCGATGTCTGAGTTTTCTCCAACCCATTTACGGACAGTGGAAAACTCTTTATTCTTTAAAGCACCCAAAAGCTCTTTCATTGAGGTTTCTTGGATGTTCGATAGAATACCAGAATCAATCTTACCGGTCGCTGCATATCGTTGCAGCTCATTCAACGTTCGTCTGAAGTCTGGAAAATGCTTTTCTACGACCGCAGCAACAACTTTAGGATCGTTTTCGACTCCCTCACTTGCCAGGATATCAATTACACGTCTAAAGAACCTTGCAGCTAGTTTGGGCTTCTCTGTATTAGGAATCTTAAACTCCACTACACTACAACGACTGTGCAGCTCGGGAATAATACGATTCTTGTAATTACACGTTAAAATAAACCCGCAATTCTTCGCAAATTCTTCCATGAAGTTACGAAGAGCTGGTTGTGTTGAATTGGGATTGAGGTAATCTGCCTCATCAAGGATGACGTATTTGCGGCCGCCAGTAAGTGATACAGCGGAAGCGTATGTAAGGATCTCGTTACGGAGCGTATCAATATTACCGTGCAAGCTTCCGTTGATGATAATGAAATCGCATCCTAGCTGCGTTAAAATCGCTTTAGCAGCTGTTGTTTTACCTACCCCTGCTCTTCCTGTAAGTAAAAGGTTGGGAACCTCTTTATCATTTATAAACTGTTGAAATACTTTCGTCAGTTCGTTTGGAAGGACAGCTTCATCTATCGTCTTTGGGCGATACTTCTCTGTCCATAAAAAATCTTCTCTCATAATATTAATAAGCCCACATATAATAATTGCCTCCATCGACATGATGAAGAGGAATTTGTTTCAATGAAATGTATTTCTTGTAGCGCCTAGTATAGTCTTTGAGGAAGTATTCTCGGTTGTCGACGTCGAATATCTTTCCTTGAAAAGCTACAAACATTTGATCAGGATTAATATGATCTAACATTTGCTCTCTCAAAGACAACTCTATTTCACTCAACCCCCAAGTACTAAACACCAACGTTTCTGGTTGTTGTTCTAAAGACTTATAGTCGGTTGTAAATTTAATATTGTATCCTTCAAGATTCTTTTTGGAGTAAGGGATAATCGACGGAAGATCGACAATAACATACTCTCCTTTGTATCCGAAGGCATCCAGCAACATTCGAGCAGATTCGCCAATACCAGCTCCAATTTCAACAATCCTACTAAACTTATCAAATGAAGTTAAATGTGCCATTTCTTTCAAAGTCATCCAGTGGTGGAATGATTTAATATTCCATACACTAACGTCCTGTAAGCGTGGCGTAGGACTAAAGATTGTGTCCTGATAAGTTTCTTCCGTGTGTCCAATGCGCCGCTCAACAAGAGCACGTGCTACGCGTGCTGCCGTTAGATTGCCCAAACTATTAATATATTGCGATACTTCATCGAGGTATACAATATCAAACGCAGTCGGACGTCTAGCAAACAACGGAACTTTTTTTGCTACTTTATCGGTCTTAAATGATTCGGATGGTGGCTCTGCGGCTGCTAAAACGGCGACCTCGTTCCAATAATTAGCAGTCTCGAATGGCCAGTACTCATTCATCATTGTAGTTATTGCTCTTATCGCTCTTACCCAAACGCCGCTCTTGTTCTTGAGCATATAAGAGCGCACTGATCATAGCACGCTTGTAAGAGTTGCGTTGTTCCTTATCAACAATCGACGCCATACGCGCCTTGTAGTACTTCGGAAACTTAAAAGATGATGTTGGCTTCATTTAACCTCCAAACGATGAAGAAGCTTCTGTTGCAATCCAATACTCTACTAGATCGCTCTTGAAATAAGCAATACCTTTAGATGAGATCTGCGTTTGATACGTCGACGGCATCATCTTAATATTTTCAGCTTTGAAAATCATATTAAAGTTGTGTGTCGTTTCACCAACTTCAATTGCAAAGCTGTCGTTACCAGGTTTCTTGCTATCAACAGCTTTAACAGAGATAGTGCTACCATCGCCTGTAACTGACATCTCAGATAATCCCAACACGCCCATCGCTTTCTGTACACGCAACAATACATCAGCACTCAGTTCAAATTCAATCTCTGGCGATGCAACGACAGGAGTTTTATCTGGTGGAGCAATGATTGTCGATATATCAGCAAACGTATAGTTAATTGTTTGTCGGTTATCTTTAATCGTTAAGTGAGTCGTGCTCGTTGAGATGGAAGGATCCTCGAATAACGAGATCACGCTCATAAACTTACTAAGGTCGTATATTGCAAATGTTCCAGGCAACTCACTCGTTGCAGCAGCTTGTGCTAGAATTGTTTTGCCTGGAGAAATTGTACGCAACTTTTGACCTTCTTTAAAACATATCGAAGGATTGATACTAGAGAAGTTCTTGAGAACTGCTAGTGTCTGTTGTTCAAATTTCATTTAATTAATCTCACTTTGGTTTAATTTGACTTTGATCGGCTGTTGCAGAAGCTCCAATCGATGCAAGATCTGCAAGGCTACCACCAAACACATAGCTACCTACGTGCTGCAGTTGCATCCATGGACAGAACCATGTACGGCTACCCATCTTATCGACGTGATAGCAGAAGTTGTAATCTTCAGAAAGGTAACGCTTAGTTTCTGGATCGATGATACAATCAAAGTAAGCCATAATCTCACGCGAACCATCGAAATGCTCAGTACGAACATGATCTGGCTTGTAGCTGAGTTCTGGGTATGCTTTAGCATAATCCTCAAATGTCTTACGACGAATCATCATGAAGCCTGTTCCAATCTCACGGACTTCAACTGGCTCACCAATAGGGATTTCCCTTTGGTTGTGTTTTGGGTTAAACACATAGTCACCAACAAACTTTTCTAGTGTGTTAGGATCTTTATCAGCAACACCTTTATCTACAGCGAGCTTGATCTTTTCCCAGCTAATACACTTCTTAGGATATGGACCACCGATAACATCGTATGGACTATCGTCAGTAACTAACGCAAGCATCGCAATGACATCTTGTGGGTTAAAACCAATATCGCTATCGATGAACATCAGGTGAGTAGCGCCAGAACGCATAAACTCATCAACACAGTAGTTACGAGCACGTGTGATCAACGATTCGTTGAATAGGTAGTATAGTTGTAATGGGATGTTATACTTTGCGCAAATCGCTGACAAGTCAGCAATACTACGCGTATACATGCCCGCACACTGACCACCATACATCGGTGTGGCTACGAACAGTTTCTTCTTCTGTAGTTCAGAGATATCTACTTTGATTTCCATTATTTTACTCCATATTTTTTATCATGCTCAGAATTTAACCCGTAAGAGCCTTCATACGAATGTAACGCTTCCGCGTCGAAACTTAGGTACTGACCAATTCTCGTACCTTTCTTAATACGTGCCGGACCAATAGTGACATGCAATACACCGGCCATAACACCGTTGTAACCACTATCGTACAAGCCAGAAGTAAGAAATAACCCATTACGGTTAAGAGTACTCCTAGTGATAACCCATCCTGCTTCATTTTCTCCAACGTGGATAATATTTTCCATAACCACTTCATAATGTCCAGGTTGGAGATTAAAGTATCCGACATGGTCTGGTTTGATTTCATAATCTGTTCCTCTGTGTGTCTTTTCTTCATTGGAAATCTGAAACAGATCGGTTTTAATTTTGAAGATTTTATCTACACGTAGATCGACTGCGTTCGGTTGCACATCACCCTCTTTAACGTTCGTTAAAGTTGATCTACTACCTTGCCCCATAATGTGTTTCATTTCCACCCCTCATTAAATTTATTCATCATGTCCTTGACCTTAGACTGCAATTCTATCAATGATCCTTTATTATCAATGACAAAGTCAACAAGCTCATCATCGAAACCACGCTCTGTTATATGACCATCGTAATGGTAGTCAGGGCGAGTAACCTTAACGATCTTTGCGTTATGCTTTCTTAGCATTGTATATTCGTTATCAAATCTAAGATCGGTTACAACGAAGAGACGGCGCGATACAAACCCTTGTGCAAATTTGCTTTCAACATAATCTGTAAATTGTTTTTCATTGTACGACCGCATCAACATACCAATCTCACGAACCACATGACGTCCTTCAACAGTATGTGAAAGATAACCCGGTAGCTGATAGTTCAACGTCGTGCGTTTAAACAAGTCGTATTGAGTTGTGTCGTGGGGATTAAGATCGAATATGTGTTGTACCATATCCTTGATCGGATCGGCAAACGCGATACGAGTAACAGTATACCACTCCTGGGTATAGTGTCTATAGATCATATCTGCTACTGTATCTTTGCCACTGCCCTTTGGGCCTGTCAAAGCTATCACTTGCTGCATAATTTATTAATGTAATTGATATTGTTAATAACTTGAAGGTTAGTGGTGCCTAGATGTTCGCCCTTGAAATCGAAGTCAACTTCATGCTCAAACTTGCCGTTACGGAGTCCTGATGGCGATCCGTCGAATTGAATTCCGTTCAATCCTGCCCAAACAGCAGCACTAGAGTCCCATGAGTAAATATACTTCCCAAACCCACAAGAAGTCAACAGCTCTATCTCGTTTGGTCCATCAGTCATTCCCAAACAATGGAATCTTTTAATCGCGTGCGCGCTCAAAAGGCCTGCACGATCTAGTTCAATAAACATCTTCCAACGAGAAAGGAACCGCTGCATCTTATACGCATCGTTACGCTTTCCTTCACCATAGGAGCTTTCATCGACACCAAATGCAATTGGACAAGTTAGAATCGACACCCCAATCAGATCAACTTCACTGTTGCCCAATGCCCAGTCAAATGATTTGAGGGCACCGTCAATGTCGCTGAGATTGCTTTGAGGGACATAAAATGTACCGAATCCAGCATCCTTAAGAGCTGGTATCATATTGATTGCAGCGTCGCGTGTCTTTGTCCACGGTTCTTTTGGGTAGTCGGACATCACAATGACGTCAGCCTTACAGGCTTTACCCATTTCAATCAATTTATTGGAGTCATACATTGGCCGGCCTTGCTTGAACATCTCAAATGCTGAGTTGTCCATAATCTTAGTGCGACCGTCATCCAAATTAGCATAGAATTCCATGTAATCTGGATCTTGCTCAACGAGGTGCGCTAATAACAAATGCGCCCCGTTGTGCTTTGTATATTCCTCAAGATGAGGGGTAGGGGAGATGTGACAAAACTTAATCGGATCGTTTACACTCGATCTTTCAAACATAATATAGCCTTTCAAAAATAATTAAATACTGCCTGTGTTGTTTGTGTTAGCGAAAGCTGGGTTATAGTAAGTTGTACTGGAAGTAGATGTCTGCGCTGTAGCAACATTCGACACAGATTGAACCGTTGCAGTGTTTGCAAAAGAACCAGCGCGGCCGCCTGTTTCGCCCGAATCGCTTAGCTTCTTGAACAGAGCCAAGAGTGCTAGCATTTCCAGCACACACTTCAACACTGGTCCAAGATCAATATTAAGAGCTGGTAAGTTAGGTAGCTGTGGCAGCTTAGGTAATGTGATGAGTGGAGGTAATTTAAAGTTGAACTTCATTAACTCGAGCTTGAGTTGAAGATCCAAACACTTCTTTTGTTCAAACTTAGCCAAATTTGGATTTGGTATCTTCGGTTCAAACTTAGATATACCAGGCGACAAGTCTACCTTGCCACTGCTACTACTCTCAATTTTTATAAGGCTAGCTAGCGCTGCAACTAACGCCACTTGTCCTAACTTTACGCTCATATCGGTGCATCCTCGACTTTTGTAATATCAAAAGGAGGTGGTACGACACGAAGTTTAACAATACGACCATTCTCCCATCTAGGAAATGGCCACGTGCCCTGAGCACGCCATATGTCTACCACCCTCTCGCGCATTGAGTCGTAGACGGCGTCGTTATTAGTCTTCTCGTGTAACAAGTGCTGGATTCCAGTATGGGAAGACAAGACGGCACCCATTTTCACCGTCCTCTGACACTTCGATCGCGTAATCGCGGCCGCCAAATGCCTCTTTGCATTTAGTATATAGGTCGCGTGCTATCATCTCACAAGACTTATAATCCAGCTGCAATGTGCCATCGCTATACCATTTTTCCATGATGCGTTTTGCTTGAATAAATTCAACATCACGATCATCATGATATACCTGCATCTCCACACGGAAGTGAAAAATATGACGGTGCGGATCCGCCAAAAACGATACATCTAACCAATCGCCTGTTGCTAACTTAGGATCAGTTGCAGCAGCCGGATACCTATGAATTCCTTCTTTTCTAAAGGTTACCCAAATAAAACTTTTATTATCCATATATTACATCCATTTCGATAAATCGTAACTACACTTTGCTTGGTCGAAAAACACATCACCAATCCAATCGTGACTCACTAAAGCTGACTTGTTCGGAATAAAGAATCCACGTTCACCATAATCTCCTTCGACAATAGGATAATGCGCCATACCTTTGAATAGCAGATCCCTCACATTCCACATACGCACCTTTCCGGTAAGCATCTGGTACTTGTTGGACCAGCCAGGACTCACTGTAATATATTTCTCTGCTTTTGTCAACAGCAGTGCTGATGGGGCGCCGCTCTTATAATGAGTTTCAAAAAAATTTGCCAGACGATTATCATCCTTGAATACTTTTGCAGAAAATTTAATTTCCACGTGGTCTGAACCCAACATTCCGTCCCAGTCAGTATTCTTACCCTCACCGAGATCCACAGAAAAGGTCGTGCGACGTTTTCGAGATATAAGATTGAGCAAAGCATGCTCAGCTTGCTTAGATTTTTGGAATCCACCGTTTGCTAGATCACCAAGTTCGTAGGTCACAACAATCATTACACACCTTAAACAAAAAAAGGCCTACACCGAGATGTAGGCCCCAAAAGTACCTAATTAGGCATTAGGCAAAAGCTGAAGCGCCAAGAGCTGCGATCGCAACAGATACCATCTTACGGTTAGGGGTTCCGAGACGATACTTGAGAGTTTCACGACCACAAGTGTCGACACGCTTGTTCAAGTAGATGGCATGGCCATCCCGGCGCAAACGGGAGATAACTTTGGAAGGGGATGCAATGTTGAAGTTAGATTCGAATTGCTTGGTAGTAAACTCTTTACCTGTTTTGAGAGAGGCGAGAATGCGGTTTTTTTGACTCATAATAAAATCACTCCTAGAAAAAATAAAATAACTGGACAAACCCAGAACCACTATTATAGTAGTTCTTTTTGTATAAGTCAACGATTTCCCATCAACTGAATTTTGACGTGGGACATAAATTCAGCTTTGACAGAATCGTTGTGGAATAGTCCATGTACAACACAAGTCTGAGTAAGACTCGAATGTGCCATTACGCCGCGGTTCTCCATACAACCGTGGGTTGCTTGGATATAGACAGCACAGTTTTCTGTATCTGTCGATTTCATGATCTCCTTTGCTATTTGATTTGCGAGATCTTCTTGTAGTGTGCCGCGACGAGCGCACCATTGAGCTATCCGTGCGTATTTGGATAACCCGATTACTTCACCGGTAGGTACAATACCAATGATAGCAATTCCTTTTACTGGTTGGTGGTGATGAGAACACATCGATACCAACTCAGCTCTAACAACCAACATTCCTTCGAACCGTTCTGGTCCTTCATTAGGGAAAGCTGTGACAGTTGGAGGAGGTTCATAACGACCAGCCATCAACTCATACACATACATCTTTGCAAGGCGTCGAGCTGTGTCTCTCGAGTTAGGATCGTTTGCTGTATCAATTACCAATGTTTCAAGCACTCCCTGAAACTTACCCGTCAACTCATCCACCAACATTGGAAGTTCATTTTCTCCAATAAACGCAGAAATGTTGTCATTAGCATTGAACCGCTTATTAGCTTTCTTTAATCGATCTCTAATAATAGCGGACATCATATATGTCCCTTCAGTCACTGCTGCATCAGCGCTTACTGTAAATGTCATTGTGTTTTGGTTAGTCATCTATACTCCGTTATTTTTTTGGTGGTTTTGGAGGAAAGTCCGGAAACGATCCCCAAGGTTGTTTCAGTTCTAATGATACATCATCTGGTGCACCTTTGTCAACCCACATCTTCGATATTACGACAGTTGGATTTCCGTCCTTAATGACATAGCGAACCAAATAATCAGTATAATCATAGGTGCCATCCGGTACCCATTTAAATTGCTGGAATGCCATTACGCGAACAAGTCCTCATTCCACTCACGGTGACCTTCTCTGTAAGCCATATTGCTTTGTGTCTCGCGAACTTCCACCCTATAGCACCACAGACGCTCAGCTTCACCTGGTCCCCAATAATCTGGAATGTATACGCCGTTAACATACTTGTACAACTGATCTGCAAGCCCCTCACATCCTACCTTCGGCAGAATAGTCAATTTAGCAATGTTACGTTCCTGCATTTGCATATAAAGATCAAGATGAGGGTCATCTTCTGATACTAACAGAGTGTGATCAAATTGGCTTTCCAATACACCCTTCAGTTCTTTGAGGCCACCATAATCAGCTGCCCAATTACGAGCATCAAGATTGTCTGTTCCAAAATAAAACTTCATTGAAAAACTATAACCGTGAATTAAATTACAGTGGCTGTCAGCTTTCCATTGTCTGTATGCACATGGAAATGCATCGTGATATTCTTTCGTACTTGTGTATTTGTATACAATTGGTGTATTCATTTATTATGCCTTTTCCCACCAGAAGTCAATCCACTCCGGTGCATCTGTTCTACTAAACTTCCTCCCACAGAAGTCTGGCGCAATCTTTTGATCCGTGTTGTGTAAAAGAACAGCTATTTTAATTTTGTTTCTTTCACACTGCCAGTCTTCCAATAACTCTTGTAATGTTCTGCCTGAATCTAAAATATCATCGACCAATAAGATCTTCTTACCTTCATTGATATCGTCTGCTATATCAAGAGCATGTTCTCTCATCTGATCGGAATGAAAGGTAGACCACGATACACTTCTCATCGGCAATTCCAAGCGATGTGAAAGGAGTACAGCCGGTATCAAACCACCTCGTGCAATTCCTACAATATAATCGATTGGCTCGCCGGCAGCAATTACTTCATGTGCTATTGCGTCGATGTCATGTAAACAGTCTTGGCTAGAGTAATACATCTTATTTTCCTATCACATTACCAAACACGTAGCAATGGTTGCGCGTCGCAACATTATAACCACGTTTCATAGCCTCAATCGAAATGTCAGCCACTTGTTGTTGTTCTTGTTGGTCCTTCGTTGCACCAACTGGCATTACCCACACATTCTGCAACAAGTTTCCTGTCTTTTGCTGTACGGCCTTAACGGCAGCTTCTAGCTCTTGCCAGTTCTCCTCTGTGCCGTTACATACAAACTTTAACACATGACTGTAACCAAACTCAATGTATGATTGAATAATATCAGGGTTAACAGCGTCCTTTTCACCAGATACGGTGAATAGTTTAGGCGACATAGCGAAATGTATGTCTACACCTCTATAATTACGATCCATCCACGAATGAAATACTTCATGTACTTTCTGTGTAGCATTTGTTTCAATAGTAACAAGTCTTGGCATGTTGCCACGTTTCTCAAACTCATCCAACACTGCAACTAATCCCTTTTGCCACATCATAGGTTCACCACCTGTAAAACACATCATAGTATCCTGATGTGTAATTGGGTGAACAAACAATCCATCTGGATTGGTTGGATGTCTCATCATGTCGGTCAATTGATCTACAATCTCTTCAGCCGTCTTGTCGTGAACGAGAT